TCATGCCGTCGGTACCTCGCCGAGCGGGCGAAGCCAGGCGAGCACGGCGTCTGGTGGGACGAGCAGCTCGCCGAGGACGCCAGGGCGTTCGCGCTCAAGTGCGGGCAGGGCGCGGAAGCCGGCGCGGGCCAGCCGCTCGTCTGGATGCCGTGGCAATGCATGGTGGCCATGATCCTGCTCGCCCGTCGGCGCATGGTGGACGGCCGCAAGTCAGACACGCCAGCGACCAAGGCGCTGCTCCTGGCGGTCGCCCGCGGCAACGGGAAGACCGAGTTTGCTGCGAGCCTGCTCATGGCGGCCATGCGGGACGGCTCGACGCGCCTGGAGTTCGCGAGCGTCGCGCCGGATTCGCGGCTCGCGCAGAAGACGTTCGAGCGCATGGCAGTCATGTCCGAGACGCTCGGCGTTTCCGAGTGGAAGTCAACCGGCGGCTCGACGCCAGCGCACCCTGGGCGCGTGAAGCACGGGAACAATCGGTACATATCGCTGCCATGCACCGACAAGGCGCTCGACGGGCTCACGACCCGCATGGTCATCGCCGACGAGGTCGCCCGCATGGAGAAGGCGTTTGGCCGGCTGCTGACGGGGCTCGCCAAGTTTCCGACGTCGCAGCTGCTCGCCATCACGACGCCCGACCCCGAGCAGAAGACGCGGCCCATCTGGGGCTACTGGGACGCCCTTGAGCGGGCCATCGCCGACGGGACCCCATACCCGGCTGGTTGGTGGCCGATGCTCTACGGCCTCGAACAGGATGACCAGGCGGCGGACCCGGCCGCATGGCCGAAGGCGCACCCGGCGTTGAATGTGATCATCGACCCCGGCCAGCTCGAACTCTCGGCACGGACCATGCTGGAGTCGGGCGACCCGGCGCAGATCGCCGAGTTCGAGACGCAGCTCGCCTGCCGGTACCACGAACTCGCCACGACCGACATCGACCTTGCCGTGCTTGAGCGGCAGATGCAGCCGTCGGACTGGACCCGGCTCCAGGGCGCACCGGCGGTCATCGGCTTGGACCTGTCCCGCGGCGGCTACGGGCCGCAGCTTGACCTCACGACGTTGTGCCTGATGGTCGTGGACGGCGGCGTCATCCGGGCGCGGAACGTCTCCTGGTGGGCCGGGACCGACATGGGGCGCGACGAGAAGCGGTGCAAGCAGCCGCTCGGCGCGTGGGTCGAGCAGGGCCACCTCCGACGAATGCCCGGCGAATGGCACGATATGACCATCGTGGAGGCGGAAATTGAGAACCTGATGCACCAGTTCGGGGTGAGAAAGATCGGCGTTGACCCGCACCCGAGCCAAGCGAAGGACATCAAACGATGGATGGACAAGGGCTGGCCGATCGTCCCGGTCGATCAGTCGATCCGCACGATGGCACCCGCGTGGAAACTCTGGGGCGACCTCCTGAAGTCGAAGCAGCTGTTCTACGAGCCCGACCCGGTCCTGCGGGCGGCGCTGAACTCCGTGCGCCTCATCGCCGACAACGTCGGCAACATCCGGCCGGTGAAGGGCCGCAGCTCGGGCAACACCGACGCCGTGGTCGCCGGGAACATGGCGGCGCTGCTCATGGAACACCACCAAGTCCGCACGGCGACCGGATTGAGCGCGTCAACTTGTCCGCTCGGATAGTCCGTGTTTGCCGTTTTTGCCCTTGACGATTTTGGGCACTTGTGTTCTATGCGACCGTGGGCCTCTTCTCACGGTTCTTCGGATTCCGCTCGGGCGTGGTGGTCTACGCCTGGCCGCCGCAGCTGACGCCGCAATCCGCGGCCTCGCTGCCAGCGGTCATCCGCGCCGTCAACCTGATTTCGGCCGACATTGCGCGACTCCCGGTGCACGTCTACAACAGCGAAGGGCAGGAAATCACCGACCATCCGGTGGTCGCGCTGCTTGGACGCGAGGCGAGCCGATGGCAGACCGGGTTTGAGTTCCGGCGCTACACGACGTCGGTCGCGCTGACGTACGGCAACGGCATCGCCATCATCCGCCGCGGTTCGGACGGCTCGGTGGCCGAGCTCCAGCCGGTGCCCGCGGACGCCATGCTGTCCGAGGTCACCGATGAGGGCGTGATTTACACGATCGGCGGCGCGACGCTTGCCAGCGATCAGGTGCTGCACGTTGGCTGCTACCCGGATTACCTGAATCCGTGCTGGTACCGCTCGCCGCTCGAAGCAGCCCGCCCGGCCATGGAGTGCGCCGCGGACGAGAACTCGGCCCACGGGGCGCTGGTTCGTACCGGCTCGACGGGCAAGGTCGTTCTATCGCACCCGGGCGCAATGAGCGACCAGACGGTGCAAGCGATCCGCGACGCCTGGCAGAACATGCACGCGACCGCAGACGGCGCATCGCGCCCGCTCATCCTGCGCGAAGGCATGAAGGCCGAGAAGATCAGCCAGGAGACGTCGGGCACCATGCTCGACTCGCGGCGCTTCTCGATTCAGGAAATCGCCCGCGCCTTCGGCGTCCCGCCCGAAATGCTGTTCCAGCAGGGCGGTGGGGCGTTGTCGAGCCAGGCCGAAACGGCGCGGGCATACGCCGACGGTGCCATCGCCGCATGGGCAAGCGCATGGGAGTCGGAGCTCACGCGCAAACTCTGCGGCCCTGGCGAACGTGTCCGGTTCGACGTCACCCCGATCACGCGGGGCAACCTGCGCGACCAGGGGATGTCGTACTCGAAGCTCGTCCTTGCGGGCGTGATGAGTCCCAACGACGCAAGGCATGCCCTCGGGTTGCCTCCCGTCGAAGGGCTCGACACGCCGACTGTCACGATGCCCGGCGGCGCGTCGGCGGCCATGGGACCAGACGAAGGGACCGACCAGAATGCTTGAGGTCCGTACGACGACTTTCGAGCGCCAAGGCAACCGCATCGCCGGCTACGCCGCGGTCTACGACGCACCGAGCCACCCGCTGGTCGTTCGCAGCGTCAATGGCGGAAAGCCGTTCACCGAGCGCGTCGCCCGTGGCGCGTTCGACCGGAGCCTCGCCGGGAACATCTCGCTGCTGGTCGGCCATGACCGGCGCGAGCTGCTCGCCAACACCAAGAGCCAGCGCCTCAAGCTCGCGAGTGACACCCGCGGGCTGGCGTTTGACGTCGAGCTGCCCGACACGCAGCGGGCGAAAGACGTCTACGCGCTGGTGGATTCGGGCGTCCTGTCCGAAATGTCATTCGGTTTCATCGTTCGCTCGGACGCCTGGAAGGGCACCGAGCGCACTCTCCTGGACGTCGATCTCCGGGAGGTTTCCATTGTCGAATCCGGCGCGTACCCGCAGACGGCCGCCGAAGCTCGCACCTACAGCCGGGCGCTCGCCCGGCTTCGTCTGCGGTACCGGAGCATCACGCTATGAAGCAGGCAGAGATCATCGAGCGCCGCAAGGCGATTGAGGCGGAAGTCAACGGCATTCTCGCGCACGACGAGATCAGCGCCGAGCAGGAGGCCCGTGCGACCGAGCTGATGGACGAGCTCAAGGAGCTCAACCAGAAGCGGTCGGCGGCCGAGCTGCGCGAGAAATTCGCGAGCCACGCCGCCACCTCGAAGATCGCCGCGGAGAACCGCGAGCGTTCGACCGAGTGGGTGGCCAGCACCGAGTACCGGGACCAGTTCCTGTCTTGGTGCAAGGGCGGCCGTGCTCCGGAACTTCGCGACGTCACGACCAGCACCTCGTCGGGCGTGCTGGTGCCCAAGGTCTACCAAGACGGAATTCTCCGCTACGTTGATCGGAATACCGTGGTCCGCAACCTGGCTGACCTCCGCACAGGCGTTCAGGGCAGCGTGACGCTGCGGCGCAACGACCTGTACACGAGCGACGCGGTGTCGAGCTTCTGGACCACGGAAGCGACCAAGGGCACCACCGCGGTGGACGGACAGTGGGCCGAAATCAACCTGAACCCGGTCGGCGGGCTCCCGAAGTCCGAGCTCACCCAATGGGTCGTGCGGCAGGCGAACTTCGACATCGAGTCTGAAGTGATCCAGCACCTCCAGCGGATCACCGCTCGTGGCCTCGAATCCGGCTACACGGTCGGCACGGGCAGCGACCAGCCGACGGGCCTCTTCAAGAACGACGCCGCGTATAACGGTATCACCGTCACCGCGGCGCACGGCGGCGGCACCGGCTGGGACGGCGCGTTCACCGTCGCCCGCCTGACGGAACTCCGGTACAGCACGCTCCCGGCCGAGTACTGGAACGAAGCGGCGTGGGTCATGTCCCAGGATGCCTACTACCGCATCGCGCAGCTGCGTGCCTCGGACAGCGGCTCGAACGTGCCGATCTTCGTCCCGAGCTCGGACGCTGGTCTGACGCAGGCGTCCGGCTTCACGCTCATGGGCCGCCCGGTGTACATCGCGCCGTACGCCCCCGGACGGCAGACGGCGGCCGTGACGGCGTCCGTGCCGCTCATGTTCGGAAACGTGCGAGAAGCGTTTGCCATCCGAGAATGGAGTGGCATCGAGGTCACGCGAGATGACATCACGGTCCCTGGCTTGGTCAAGTTCCAGGGCTACGTCTTCGTGAACTCGAAGGTCGTGCGCCCGAAGGCGGTCGCCGCCCTCCGCATCACGCTCACCTGACGGTTCTTCTCCTCCCATCGGCAGGGGCGTCGGGCTGCACCCCCGACGCCCCTGCTTGAAGGAGCACGATGCCCCTGGACCTTGCCAAGTTCCGCGCCTGGGCTCGCATCCCTCACACCGAGGACGATCCCGCCATCGGCATCGCATGGGCGGCTGCCGTGCGCGAGCTCGAAGAACGCACCGGCTGGGTCGTGGACCCGACCACCCGGACGCAGTACGTCGGCGTGGAGCCAACGAACACGGAG